TGCAACCATAGCACTCAAAGGTGCGGACAGACCAGAAACCATGCGTGGTGTCAGTCTTAAGTTCCTAGTTATGGATGAGTACGCTGACATGAAGCCAGAGGTCTGGGAACAAATCCTACGTCCTGCACTGGCTGACCAAAAGGGTGATGCGTTGTTCATTGGTACGCCAATGGGACGTAATCACTTTTATGATTTATACACGTATGCTTGTGTTGGTGAAGATAAAACATTTGCAGGTTATCACTTTACAAGCTACGATAATCCACTGCTAGACCCTGAAGAGATTGAAGCGGCTAAGAACTCTATGTCCGCATTTAGTTTCCGACAGGAGTTCATGGCATCATTTGAGGCGCAGGGTAGTGAGTTATTCAAAGAAGAATACGTTAAATTTAGTGAAGAAGAACCTCAAGCAGGTAGCTACTATATTGCAGTTGACTTGGCAGGATTTGCTGATGTGGCTAAAGCAACGACTAAAACAAAACGCCTTGACCAGACTGCCATCTCAGTTGTCAAAGCTAATGAAGAAGGTTGGTGGGTCGCTGACATTATTTATGGCAGATGGGGTGTTGAAGCCACTGCAAGAAAGATTTTTGAGGCTGTCAGAGATTATCGCCCAGTGGCGGTCGGCATTGAAAAAGGAGCGTTAAAGAACGCTGTACTTCCGTACATCTCAGACTTAATGAAGTCCAACAATAGATTCTTTAGAATAGATGAGTTGACACACGGCAACAAGAAGAAAACGGACAGGATTGTCTGGGCTTTACAAGGTAGGTTTGAACACGGTAAGATAACACTTAACAAAGGTGAATGGAACGCTACATTCCTAGATGAGTTATTCCAATTCCCTAATCAGCTTGTACATGATGACTTGATTGATTCGTTGGCGTACATAGACCAACTGGCTAACATAGCCTACACATCAGATTATGTAGAGGAAGAATTTGAATTTTTAGACGCATACACAGGGTACTAATATGTTACTAGAAGATAGAGAAGAGTTTACGTTGGAACAGGACCTTGAAGGATGGGTCGTTGATAAATGTCAAGGTTGGCGTAATCACTTTGAATCCAACTACGCAGAGAAGTTTGATGAGTACTATCGCCTTTGGCGTGGACAATGGGCGGCAGAGGACAAGACTAGACAGTCCGAACGCTCCAAGATTATCTCCCCTGCTCTACAACAAGCAGTTGAGTCATCCGTTGCGGAACTAGAGGAAGCAACCTTTGGTCGTGGTAAGTGGTTTGACATTGAGGATGACGTAGCGGACAACGAGAAGCGTGATATAGCCCTTCTACGTGAAACTCTATACAAAGACTTTAAAAAGAATAAAGTACGTAAGAGCGTAGCTGAGTGCCTTATCAATGCGGCTGTATTCGGCACAGGTATTGCTGAGGTAGTACTAGAGGAAGAAAAAGAGTTTCAACCTGCTACTCAACCTGTAATGGGTGGAGACTTAACGGCAGTGGGTGTAAACATAGTAGATAAGACCTGTGTTAAACTACGACCAGTAATGCCACAGAACTTCCTTATCGACCCACTAGCTACATCAGTAGAGGAAGCACTAGGCTGTGCAGTAGATGAGTTTGTACCTACGCACCTAGTGGAACAGTTACAAGAGCAGGGTGTCTACCGTGACGTTGTTGTCGGTCTAGCCGCCCCTGACTTTGACATTGAACCAGATAAAGATTTAGCAGTGTATGAAGACGATAAAGTACGCTTGACTAAATACTATGGATTAGTACCTCGTCATTTATTAAAAGCGGCACAAGCAGAAGAAGAATCAGAAGAAGTAGAAGAACTAGTCGCTGATGAAGAGGATAATTCCTACTACGTAGAAGCTATCGTTGTTATTGCTAATGACGGTACTTTACTTAAGGCTGAAGCTAATCCATACATGATGGGTGACAGACCTGTTGTTACATTCCCGTGGGATGTCGTTCCTAGCCGTTTCTGGGGCAGAGGGGTATGTGAGAAAGGGTACAACTCACAAAAGGCGTTAGACGCTGAAATACGAGCCAGAATTGATGCTCTTGCATTGACTATACACCCAATGATGGCTATGGACGCTACACGTATGCCTAGAGGTGCTAGACCAGAAGTACGTGCAGGTAAGACTATCCTAACCAACGGTTCACCTAGAGAAGTCTTACAGCCTCTTAACTTTGGTAATGTTAGTCAGGTTACATTTGCACAAGCTAACGAACTACAGAAGATGGTACAGACAGCTACAGGTGCTATTGACTCTGCGGGTATAGCGGGTTCTATTAACGGTGAAGCTACTGCCGCAGGTATCTCTATGAGCCTCGGTGCTATCATCAAGCGTCACAAGCGCACCCTAATTAACTTTCAAGAATCATTCCTTATTCCATTCGTAACTAAAGCCGCACACCGTTATATGCAGTTTAACCCTGAGCGTTATCCTGTTGCGGACTACAAGTTCCACACTTCTAGTAGTCTAGGTATTATTGCTCGTGAGTACGAGGTTACACAGCTTGTACAGTTACTACAGACTATGAAGCCAGACAGCCCAATGTACTCACAGTTGATTATGTCAATCGTTGATAACATGAACTTGTCTAACCGTGAGGAACTAGTAGCGGCTCTACAACAAGCTAATCAGCCTAACCCAGAAGCACAGCAAATGGCTATGGCGGCTCAACAAGCACAGATTGAGTTCCAGAAGTCACAGACTGCGGCACTACAAGGTCAGGCGATTGAGTCACAAGCTAGAGCGCAGAAACTTACTACAGAGGCTCAGGCTGTACCACAGGAACTTGAGATTGACCGTATTAAAGCAGTTACGGCTAATCTTAAAACAGGAGATGCTGATGACAAAGAGTTCCAAAAGCGTCTTAAAATATCAGAGCAGTTACTGAAGGAACGTGAAGTAGCTGTTAAAGAACAAGGCAAACAAAATGATAACACAACTCCAGTTCAACAAAGCGTTACAGGAAATCAACGAGTCGTACCAGAAGCAGAACCAACGCTTAGAGGCATTGGAAGTCAAGGTCCAAGACCTCAAGGAATCCCTCAAGGAGAAGTCTAATGCCCGCAAAAAAACGAGACCCAAGACTAGCTAGAGCGGGAGTTTCTGGCTACAACAAACCAAAGCGTACTCCTAATCACCCAACCAAGTCTCACGTAGTTGTGGCAAAGGAAGGTGACAAGATTAAGACTATACGCTATGGACAACAGGGAGTTTCAGGTGCAGGTAAGAATCCTAAGACTGCGGCTGAGAAAGCAAGACGTAAATCTTTTAAAGCAAGACACGCCAAGAATATAGCCAAAGGTAAAATGTCTGCGGCTTATTGGGCAAATAAATCAAAATGGTAGGAGGTCGTTATGCCATACGGTAAAGGTACATACGGTAGTAAAGTTGGAAGACCAACTAAAAAGAAAACCAAAGCTAAAGCAAAGCCTAAAAAGAAACCAATGAGAATGGGTAAGTACTAATGCCCGCGGCTAAAAAGAAATCCACAGTAAACAAGGCGGGTAACTACACCAAGCCTACTATGCGTAAGAACTTGTTTAATAAGATTAAAGCAGGTTCTAAGGGCGGTAAGGCAGGACAGTGGTCTGCTAGGAAGGCACAGATGCTCGCCAAAGAGTACAAAGCTAAGGGTGGAGGATATAGATAATGAAAGTAAAAGCACCTAAAGGTCATCACTGGATGAAGCAGAAGAATGGTTCATTTAAGTTAATGAAACATACTGGCAAGTTTGTCAAACACAAAGGGGCTAGTTTGGAAGCTAACTTTCCTGTACAGAAGGTACACAAGTAATGGCTCTTAAAAAATCACAACGTAGCCTGAAGAAGTGGACTAAGGAAGAGTGGGGTACTAAGTCGGGTAAACCAAGCACTCAAGGTAAGAAAGCAACAGGTGAACGCTATCTACCTAAGAAGGCTCGTCAGGCTTTGACCAAGAAGGAATATGCCGCTACGTCACGTAAGAAACGTGCTGACACCAAAGCAGGTAAACAATTTAGTAAACAACCTAAAAAAATTGCAAAGAAAACAGCAAGACATAGAAAATAGTTCTTGACTTTTGTGACCAAATATGGTATAATATTCCTATAGTATACATTAAGTATATTATATAAATTAATAATTAAAGCTGTCCATTAAGGAGAAACAGTTTATGACAGAAGTAGAACTTGAGAAGTACTATCGTTCCTTTGAGGAAATGTTCCGTTCAGATGGTTGGAAAAATCTAATGGAAGACCTAAAAGGAAGTGCATTAAATATCAACTCAGTAGAAGCCTGTCAAGACGACAAAGACCTTTACTTTCGTAAGGGACAACTTGCAGTCATGGCTAATATACTGAATCTTGAAGCACAGATAGAAACAGCTAAAGAACAGCAAAACGACAATGAAGAAGTGGAATTAGACTCGTGAGAGTAATGTTTGAGTTTCGCTGTGACAACGGACATACTAATGATAAACTTGTAGACACAGAAACTACAGAAATAGATTGTCCTGATTGTGAACTAAAAGCTAGAAAAATTGTTACACCTGTTAAGTTAAAGCGTGAGAAAAACTCTTGGAAGGAAGTCCGTAGATGGTCTAAACAAAGAGAGTCACAAATCAAGCATGAACGGAAACATGGTATAACATTATAACGGTAAGGATAACTCGTACATCAGAACCCTTACATTAAATACACCTCCATAATGATTAAGTCACGGAGTTTAATGATGGCAAGACTATTAGAAGAGCGTCCTGAAGAAGAAGTAGAAACTAACAGCTTAGAACAAGAAGTAACTGAACAAGAGCCTCAAAACGAGGGAACTCAAGAAGAACAAACTGAACCAGAAGTACCTGAGAAGTATCAAGGAAAGTCCACAGCAG